CGCCGTCCGGGTCCTGACGATACTGCAGCAGCGGGCCGGTGCCGGAGGACAGCACCTTCTCGGTGATGTTCTTCAGCTCCTGGCTGTTGACGAAGATCACCGTGGGCGAGACCTGATAGCCGTCCCACATCGACTGCATCATGTTGTCGATCTCATCGACCGAGCCGCGGCCCGACGGGGTTAGCGTCGTGCCCGCGCCGGCGGCGCCGGTGGCCAGTGACTGGACGTAGGCGTTGTTGGCCGAGTTCAGCGCCGTGGTGAGCAGGCCATCGAAGCCGAGGCTGTTGGTCGAGCAGTCGCCGGTGACGGCGCTGGCGGCTTGCTGGCCGGTGAGCAGGGGCGCGGAGAAGGTGGCGGAGTTGATGGTGGTGATCGCCTGCAGGCTCTCGGCGCCGACCGTGCCCACGAACCAGGCGTAGGCGACAGCGCCGCGGACCGGCGTCACCGTGGCCGCGAGCGTCTGTCCCAGGGTGACCGCCTGGGTCTCGCTGGGGGACTTGTTGGACGAGCCGCCGTTGATGGCGAAGGTCTTGCCGTCCGCGCCGGTGATGGTCTTGGAGGTGGCGACGCCGCCGGAGACCGAGGAGTTGCGATAGCCCTCCAGGGTCAGGGCGACGACGATGACCGAATAGGTAGCGCCGGGCAGCGTGGCGCCCGTTCCGGCGGCGGCGAGGGATGCAGCGGAAGGCGCGCCCAGAGCCAGCGAGGTGTTGCCGGCGAGGATCGCCATCTCCTCCTTCAGCATCGTCTTCTGCAAGAGGCGCATGGCCATGGTGGCCTGGATGTCCTCGAAGCCCACCGCGGCGTTGATCGCCTCGAAGGTGACGGCGTCTTCCTCGCCGAGGGTGACGTAGGCAGCCGACTTGCTGGCGGTCGTGTAGCTCATCTGGCCGGCGCGCTGGCCTTCGGCGACCCAGCCGATGGCGTCGTAGCCGGAGCCGATCAGGGCGCTGACCTGGCGCCAGTTGGTGGCGGTGCCGCCGGCGCCGGAGACGCGCGGGACCCGGTTCCGGAGTGGCGTCGCGGCGGGATAGAGGTTCTTGGCCGGCGCCTGCAGGTCGTAGGCGACGAGGCCGGTGGCGGTGGAGATGGTCTTCTCCAGCCGGTCAGCGTCGACGCCGGCCTGGGCCAGGATGGTGCGGGCGATGTCCTCGCTGGGATGGGACATGGCGTGGACGAACGACTTCTTGAGGTCGTCGGGCGAGAGGGCGTGGGGCATGAGGATGCTCCGTGGCTATGGAAGCGGGATGGGCTGGCGAAGGGAGGCCTTCATCAGCAGGAAGGCGCGCTCGTCGGGCGTCAGGGCCGCGAAGGCCTTCTGGACGTCGGCGGGCGTAAGATCGGGGTCGGCGGCGGCGGGGTCGGCGTCCTCGGACTTGCCGATGGCGCGGGCGTGCGGACTGGCGGCCGTGCGGGGCGGCGCGGGCGTGGCGGCGAGGCGTTGGATCAAGGCGTCCTGCGCCTCAATCCGCCGCTCCAGCGCCTCGACGCGCGGCAGGGCCTTGGCGAGGTCGTAGACCGCGCCAAGCTTGCCGGCGTCCGGGCAATTGTCGGGATCGCAGCAGGCGCCGAGGGCGGCCAGGGCGTCGTGGGCGGCTTGCAGCGCGTCCGGATCGCTTGCCGCGAGGTCAGCAAGGCGCGCGGCGATGTCGGCCGGCGTGTCGTCCGCGTCGTCATCATCGGGTTCGTCATCGTCGGCTTCGCCGTCGTCGATCGCCGGGTCTTGGCCCTGGTCGGTGTCATCGGCCTCATCCGAGTCGCCGTCTCCCTCGTCGGCCATGGCGGGTTCGTCGGGATCGTCGGCGAGCGCGCTCTCATCGGCGCTCCGGTCGGCCATCAGGGCCGCGCGGGCCTTGGCGACGTAGTCTTTCCAGGCGGCGGGGCGGCCGGCCGCGGCGGCCATCCGGGCGGCGCGAGCCTTGACCGCGTCGTTGCTGGGCGGCGCGCCCGCGACCTCGGCCTTCCAGAGATCGATCACCGCCTCGGGATTGGCGGGACGGTCGACCAGGCTGATCTCGCTGAGCTTGATCTTGGTGATCACGGTCGAGTCGGCGGCGTCGCGGGCGAGCACCCGGCCGCCGATCGAGAAGCCGGAATAGGTGCGCGACTTCACCTTGGCGATGGCGACCGGATCGACCACGTGGGCGACGATCCGCGTCGCGCCATCCTCGTCCACCGTGGCTTCCAGGGTGCGGCCGGCGGCAGTGGGCTGGTGCATCTCGCGCAGCGCCGGATAGCGGGCATAATCGGGCAGCGCCGCCTTCATCGCCTCCGGCCGCACGATCTCGCCGGCGTCGTCGCGGGCGCCGGTGGAGGCGACGCCGTAGACCTTCAGCGTGCCATCGGGCTGGTCTTCGATTTTCGTCAGTTCGCCGAAGAGGCGCATGCGGGCGGGCTCCAACAGTGGCGGAATGGTCGGTGGCGGCTCAGGCAGCGGACGGCGGACTTGCCGCGGCCGTGAGCGTCTGCGCGCCCGTCGCGTCGTAAATGCGGGGCTCATCGCCGCCGTCGACCGGCGGTTGGCCGCGGCGGGCGCGGATTTCGTTGATGGTGGCCGAGCCGTTGCGCAGGGCCTTGTCGTCGATGTCGGACTGGACGTTGGGGTCGACCTGGGTCGTCTCGTGCCAGGCGAATTCGAGGTCGGTTTCGCCGAACTCGGCCTCGTTGACGCCGTCGATCAGGCGCTTGACCCAGGCTTTCAGCGGGCTGAGGCCCTCCTCCAGGCTGCGGTCCTGGTCCTCGCCGGCGGTGGCGCGGTTCATCTGTTTGACGAACGGCGTCGGCGGCAGGGAAAAGGCGAAGGCGACGATGCGGGCCAGCCACTCATCGAAATCGTCCTTGAGCGGCGGGTCCTTCAGCGACTTGTAGTCGGCGCCGGCGGGCGTCCAGATCAGCTTGGCGCGCTCGGAGGCCTGGCCGGCGAGCTGGGCGTTGAGCCAGAGCTGCAGCTCGCGGATCTGGCTGGGGCCCCAGCCTTCCGGCGCGGTGAGGAAGCCGAGCGGGGTGTTACCCTCGGTGAAATAGGCCAGCTGGGCGGCCTGGCGGTTGATGATCGTCTGGACGGTGACGACGATCTGCTCCACCGGCGAGAAGCCGAGCACATGGTTCGGGCGGCGGTTGCGCGGCGCGTAGAGCAGATCGTCCGTGCTGAGGTCGGCCCAGACGCGGCCCTTGATGATCTGCTGATAGGCCGGGAACGGCGGCAAGGGCGTGCGGCCGGTCTCGTCGACCAGGACCTTGATGGTGTCGCCGGGCACCACGTCGAGGCCGATCAGCCGGCCGGCGCGGTCGCGGCGTTTCTCGAACGCCGGGGCGTCGATGGACAGCAGGTCCTCGATGGCGAGGCGCAGCCAGGTCGCGAACGGATGGATGCCGTCCGGCCGGCGCCAGAACTGGGTTAGCGCCTGGATGCGGGCCGCCAACGCGGGCGTGGCGGCGACGCCTTCGCGTGGGTTCAGCCGCCAGTGCAGGCTCTCGAGCTGGTCCTTGCGGGTCTCGATGGCGAGGCGGACCAGCTCGACGTTGGAGAAGGCGCGCAGGTGGGCGAACCCGAACGGCTCGGCCGCGCGCGGCGTGATCGTGGTGTTGACGCCGACCGGAAAATCCCAAACCCGCACCGGCTCCTGGTCCGGCGGCAGCAGCGGCTGGCCGGGCGAGAAGATCGCGTCGGTGACGGCCGGGCCGAGCGGGCCCTGGGTGATTTGCCAGGACAGGGACGTGCGAAGTCCGCCGGTGGGGGGCATGAGCGTCTCCAGCGGTGAAGTGAGTTCGGCCAGCAAGCCGGCCGGCCCGGGCTATTCCACAAATGGCGTCTTCGGCGTCGGACACGTATTGACGCGTTGCGGGCGCAGCTGATCGGCCAGCGGCAGCACCCCGCGAAAATTACCGATCCAGCACTCGTCGAACACGGAGCAATAGCAAACGCGATAGCTCATCGTTTGGCGCGCATGGTTGAGCGCGTACCAAACGTCCTTGTTGTCGAGGGCCAGCGGCAGCGTCACGAAGTTGCGCGTCTCGCCGGCCCGGATGACCGTGCCCTGCACGCCGCCTTCAATCATCTCCGTGCGCTGGCTGCTGAGATCCGTGGCGGGATTGAACGGTCGGTAGCCGCAACACGCTTGCAGCAACGCGTCCGCGGACGACCATGCCTTCCCGTTCCAGAAGATCTCGAACGTCTCGGCCTTGGCGGGGCCGACACCTGAGTTGACCACATCCATATGGATGATCTTGCCGCCGTCCGGATTGGCGTTGCTCGATTCGACATAGAGATACGGCCACGAGCTGGCGGCCACGAGGTGCTCGTTCGCCTGCTCGGTGCGGATGCCGATCCACAGCGACACCGCCGACACGAAGAGCGCGGCGACCGCGAGCAGAGTGTCGATCCATAACGCGCGTCGACCGACGGATTTTTCATGCTCTGCCATCGCAGCGACTCTGACGCGGGTTCCGGTTCGGATCAAATCGATCTGACGTGTTCGCCGGCGGAGGGGGACTGGCTCCGCTAGCCCTCATTGCCTCGGCGATGACTGACGACGCCCCAGGTAGATCGCGAATTGGATCAGGGTCACCACGCCAAAGAAGAGCGCCGGAAACAGGATCGCCACCGCCACCGGCATCGACCGCGCCGCCGAAGACAGCAGACGCGGCGCGAGCGTAAAGAAAAGCGCGGCCCCGACGCTGATGAGCAGCCATTGCAGGAGCAGTTTTCGCCCCACGCTCCAAGGCGAGGGCATGGTCACGGCCCCGCCGGCTTCCGGCCAGGACGCGCCGGCGGCGACGGCCAGTTCCGAGGCCA